GGCAAAGAAACTGCCTAAACGCGATGCATTCGACTTTCCAGTCCCTGAAGAGCTTTCGGGTGAGTCCGAAGCTTTTCGAAAGGAGCTGTCGAGGTTTCAGAAAGAGTATTGCCAATGGCTACTCGATTTGAATGCCCTCGATGGTCGGATGACGGCTGTGGGTGCTATGATGGGCGACGCAACAAGTTTCCCAGTTATGTCACTCATGAGCATGTATGCCGCGGAGGGGGTGGGCGTCCGGGATGACGCAGGGGAGTTCGTCGGAGACGATTCCCTGATTGCCATGCCACCGGAGGCCATTCCTCTCTACGAGGCGAAAATGGAGGGTTTGGGCGGAACTATTTCCCGTCCAAAGACTTTCGTGGATAAGAACAAAGGTCTTATCACCGAAATTCCCGTGATCAATGGAAAGAAGCAGAAATATACGCTGCTTTCCATGTTCTCGGCACCTCCTGGCGGATCAAAGGGCGAGGTAAATTACTTCACTCAGGCCCAGTCCGTCGTCGATCACTCGGTAAGAATCGGGAGAAACCCAAAGAACAACATCTTTAGGTACTCACCGTTCTTCACCAACTGGACAACCCTACAGGATGCAGGATTGCCAGTGGGTGCTCCGATGGAATACGGGGGTCTTAATGTCCCCATATTCTACCCGGAGGCCGGGAAGTCGAATCATAGATGGCTCTCGAAACTGTCACAACTTCGACTGGAGAAACTACTGTTGGGTACGGGTTTGAATCCCATACCCCCAACAGCTTCGTCCATGTTGAGGTCGGCAGCCCGAACGGCCGTCGTTGATACTCTGAAGCTAGCGGAAGGCGTCGACAGACTTGATAAAGTTGTCGAAACCATGAAGGTCTATCCTTATAGCAATAAGGAAATCGACCTGATGCCGGCTCCAGAAAGGGTACTCGCAACGGAACCCGACCAAACACACGTACCATACGAGGGTTTGGTGGAGAAAGTCGCAGGACCGATCCAGTCCTGGGAGTTCTATTTCAGAACTCCCGTGGAACGTAATCACACACCATATACGTTAATGGCGTTGAGGAAATTCCAGGGCCAGATCAATCGCGTCCGTCCCTTGAGGACGCCCTTGAAGTGGAATCCAACCCGGAGAGATCTCGATCGAAAGAAAGAGGTCTACATAGCCCGGAATTGGATCCCGGTTCCAAACCACAACCAAAGGTCCTACGGATTGGAGCCGCATAGCGCGGTTCCCCGTAATAGGGATTCTTTGGACCGACCAACGTCCACCGTCATGGGGGCACTGGGGCTAGAGCCCTGGCTCCCGGTGGAAGAGGAGTCGGAGTGGGTAGTCCCTTAAGAAAGGAAAGGGACTGGGTAGAGGACTCCACCCAATGAAGTCTTGGATGGAGGGGAAC